GGCGCTGTAGTGAAAGTTATCGTGGTTCCATCTACATTAAAATCAGTTCCATTACGTTGCATTACACCATGTATTCTGACAAAAACAGAATTAGTAGTTGATGCTTGTGTTAACGTAAAGGCTACTGCTGATGCATCTCCAGTAAAGGTATCAGTAAAGGCATCAGTAATTGCGCCGGGTTCATTACCAAGATACGGCATATTATGTTATCTCCATCACGCTTAATGTTACATCCAGTGAACTAGCAACACTCGCACCAATTGTTATTACGTCTGTTGTTTCTAAAACTATCTTTTGACCAGCAAATACTTCTAAACTAGAATCTGCTGGGATAGCAACTTCATTTAAAAGAGATACTGATTCATTTGCAGCATTGTTAGCAGCAGTTCTATTAGCAGTATCACTTGTAAGTTTTACTGTAACGTCCCTTTCAGCTGCAATCTTATTACAGATGTTCATTCCCAAAACAACAGTTGTTGTTGAGCCTGCACACGTATATAAAGTACTAAAAGTACCACTATCTATCGCAACATCTGCTATTGTGAATACCTTAAATGTATTTGCCATTTTATTCTAATCTCCGTTTCTCAACTATTTATAACACTTATCCTAGTGCAAGTGCCAAAGCAACAGGGTCATCTATGTTAGCTTGCACTAATGTTATTACTCTTGCTAAAGTAGCTTTTCTGTTTGTTCCACCAGCAGCATCATCTACTATAATTAAATCTGCTGTTGCTAAGTCTGCACCAATATCTGTTCCACCATCAATATCTATTGCAACCAAAGGTAATGTTCCTGTATCACCGTCCCCAATCAAAGTACCAGATAGAGTTGGTAATACACATACTGCACTACTAGCTAAAGCGTGTGGTGCAGATTGTAATGTTTGTGCGTGTGCGTTCGAACTTTCACAATAAAATTTAAGTTGTGATACAGAGCCTTCATTTTTAAGATCAATAAGACCACCACTTATATATAAATCATCAGATAATACTATGTCTCCATCTGCTTCAATTGTTATTGCGGCCGCAGTTGTTGCATTACCAATTGTACCACCGTCTTTAATTGCTATATCATCTATGAATGAAACAATACCTGTCGAAGCAATTGTTATGGCAGAAGTAGAACTTGCAACACCAATCGTTGCCGCATCTTTTAAAACAATATCATCTACAAAAGTTACTATACCTGTTGAAGCAATTGTTATTGCTGAGGTAGAGGATGCAACACCAATTGTTGCAGCATCCTTTAAAATTATATCATCAACGAATGTTACAATACCAGTAGATGCAAGAGTCATTATAGCTGCAACAGATGCATTACCAATCGTAAAACCATCTGCACCTTTAAATGCTCCAGTTGTTGTTATTGCTCCAACACCTAAAGCACCTAATGTGGATGCACCAGCACCCAATGTACCAGTAGTCACTAGGTTTTCATTAACGAAAGTAATTGCACCAGAACTATCTGTAATAGAACCAGCAGCTATAGTTGCCGTACCAGCATTTACCGTAGTAGTATTTAAAGTAGTATTTGCGAGAGTTGTAATAGTAGCAGAGGTTTGTGTTCCAGCAACAACGCCGCCTATATTTGGATTTGTCAATGCAATTACGCTTGCAGAAGCACTAATACCAGTAGATATACCGTCACCATCACCTAGTGCAGTATAAAATTCAATAAAGTTATCATTGATTTTATCACCACCTATGCGAAGACTGTCACCTGTACCGTCATCTGCAGCAGTACCTAATTCTAATATTTGAAATGCCATATTTCTTCCTTATCTACATCTATTTATATATATATTATATTGTACTATCAAAAGTAATACTTACAGTATCAAATTTTATTTGTCCCGAATCAAATGCACCTTCTTTTGAAACATCTACTACAACCGTAGCATTTTTTAACTGATCTAAGAATGAACCATCTTCTTCACGTATATTAAAATTAGCATTTGTACTAGAACTATCTGTTCCATCAAGAACTATGCTATCAAATCCTGTGTTTATAAAGATATTCTCAATATCTTCTAATTGAACAGGAGCATTTTCATCAAATATTGTACTCTCCGTTCTTGACGTAGCATCTAATAAAAGACTACCAAACACTCCACCAGTTGTACCACTTTCTAGTTGTATATTAGTAACCTCAAAATTAGAACTTTCTAATGTCATATTAAATATTGGTCTAGATTCTATATCAGCAGGAATTACGAAAGGCTCTATATCTGAATTTGTAAAGTTTTCTGGTGGTATTGTTCCAGTTAAATCAAATCCATGTGTTGTTCTTTTAAGGACTTCATCCTCTGGAATTATTCTTTGAAATTCTAAAGATATTTTATTTTGTCTTCCAACACCAGTTTCATCTTCTAGTAACATTTCGTCACCATGAGTACCAGCTACAGTTGAACCATCCTCTAATCTAAAGGAACCTATCTCATCTGTCTCTTGAAGTATACCAAATAATTCACCACCACCAAATGGATCAATAACAAATATGTCTGGCCTTATGAGGTCTTCTAGTACAAAAAGATTAAAATTAAATTGTGATTCACCTTCAAGTCTATCTCCAGAACCTCTTCCTGTTAAATCAAAATTATCAATTAGTAAATTGTCACCAGCATTTGTAGAACTTCCATCTGTACCATTCAGAACTATCGTATCACTGGTATAGTTTGCAAGCTGTTGAAAGGTAAATCCAGAATCTTTATTTTGGTCTGAGAAATCTTCTAATTGAAATTCATCACCACCACCAGTAACTCTACCAACACCACCCACTTCATTTATTTGTTCGAAACCATTTAATACTAAAACTCCAGATGTTGCTGTACCAAATTCTAACTCAATACCACCACCATCAGTATGACCTGTAAATATATTTTCTGCAAGAGTTATCAAACCAGATGTCAAAGAAGATGCTTGTTTACTAGCTAAATGAACCTTTCTAGATACTACCGAAATAACATTTCGTTCAAAACCACTCTTATTACCTTTACCAGCACTTTCTAAAAATTGTGTTCCACCATCTTCATTTATAAGATTAGCATTATCATCTACAGCACTTATATTAAAATTAAAGAAACTAGTTAGATCAGATATTGATTGTTCTAATTCTATATTATCCCCAGCACCAGTTCCAGAAGAATCAATGCCATTCAAAAGAAAAGAACTACCAGCATCTGTTGGAACAAAATGATCACTGTCAGGAGTACTATCGATAAGTAAAATATTAGATATAGTTTCTGAACTTTCAGAAATGATTTTATCGCCATCAGTTTCATCTACAAGAACACCAAACTCTCCAGCTCCAGTTCCATGAATTATTGATATACCTTCAAAGTCTGGGAAGTTGAGAGGTAGAGTTTCACTTACTAGTTTGGAACCAGCATTAGTAGAATCTGAATCTGTACCATCAAGAATTAACTCACCAATATTACTTTCATTATCTTCTAATAGAAGTTCATCGTTAAAGTTATTAATACCAAAACCTTCTGAAACTCCCAAACGAGTTTGAACTGATTCATCAAATAATATCTCAAAGGTAGAAGCAAGTACAGGAGAGAATGTATCAGTGTCAGCAGTGTAACCACCACCAAGACTTGTACCAACTGTTCCTATTGCGGCAGAAATTGATGTTGCTAAAGAAACCTTACCGAATACATTAAATCCAGCTGGATGAACAGCTTTCTTTAATTGTGTTAAGTAACTGTTTGCACCGGCAGGAGCTTCAATCTCATATGAAAATTGTTGATAGAAAACAGAATCTTGCAAACGGTTTAAACTTTCTCCAACTAAACTTTCAATATTAGAACCATAAGAAGGTACAGTTTCAGTTTGAGTTCCAATCGTAGTTGTACCTTTAGCAATTTCAGCAGATGCGATTGTTGCGGTAGCACCACCAGAATCCGTGATAGTAACAGGAGTTGTAACAAAGTCAATAGGGTCTTCATTTATTAAGTTAGCATCAGCATCAGTTGAACTTGAATCTGTACCATTAATAGCAATACTTCCATCAAGAGCTTCAGCATCACCTAAGAGTAGATCGTTTGCATTTGATAAACTTCCATCCGTACCATTTAAAATAATGGAGTTTCCTATACTCTCATTAACAATATTATCACCAGCGTCAGTACCACTTGCATCTGTACCTTCTAATAAAAGATGTATTTCATTTACTGTTCCATATTCTATATCAGAGTTCAGTAAAAGATTGTCTCCAGCACCATCTAATATAGCAACAGCTGCACTATTCTCTGTAACAAATCTAGTTCTTACATGATTTCCTGATTCAAAATATCTTTCCGTCGATAATCCTGATGTTTCAAATATTAATAAATCACCATTTTGTTCTGATATTAACTTATCATAAGATGCTCTACCATTTGTAGGATCTACAGAACCAGGCCCACGGCCTGGTGCAGTCTCTAATGCAATAGCAGAATGGTCTAATCCTTCGTGTAGAAATATACCAATTCGTGTATCCTCTTCCACAAGAAATCCATCGCCACCATTATCTGTACCTTCTTCTATAGTAAAGTAATCTAACTGTTTTCCAAAAAAGGCTGAATTTAATACTAAATTATTTCCACTCTCATCTACTAACTGTTCTCCTTCAACTAAAATATTATCTGCTTGAAGATCACCTTCACCATCTCTATCAGTCAACTCAAATAAACTAGTTTCTAATTCAATATCATTGCTATCACCATCTTCCATAGTGATTCGTATAACATCCTCAAAAGTAGTTTCTAAAACTTTAGTTGTGGCATTAAAATTTTTAACTGTACCTGTGTGTGTAGTAAGAGTGTTGGTTAGACCAAAAGTTCCTGTTACATCTTTAACAACAAAGTTTGCATGAAATTGAGCTTCTGGTTCTTCAGTATATTTAAATCCTTGGTTTGTAATATCAACACTATCTACTGCACCAATAGTTTTTGTTGTTGCAAGAAGAGCTGCAGCACTTCCTCCAGTTGTTGTTACGCCAACTGTTGGTAGTAAAGAATAACCACCGCCGCCATCACTGACAAATACTCTAGTAATAACACCAGTTCCAACTGTTCCTTCTTCAAGAGCAAAAGAATCTGTTTCTGTTCCGTAAGTATCACTACTTTCTTGTAAGTCATAACCATTTTGATTTAATATAACATTACTACCAGCGTTAGTAGAAGAACCATCAGTTCCATCTAAAACAAGAGTGTCACCCTCGCCATCAGCAATATTATCAAAGAATAAATTAATATTATCTAATAGAGTTAAAGCAGAACTTATAGTGATAGAATTTTGTGATGATACAGCAGTAACAGTAATACCTCTAGATCGTTCTACTCCTTTACCAGATACAGCCATACCAACTAATATTGTACCAGAGTTTCCATCTAATGTTACTGTAGTACTTAAAGATGTTGTTCCATTTACAAGAGCTGTTGCTTCTGTACCACCACCATCCAATATAATTTGAAATTCTTCTAACTGTGAAGTAGTTCCTTCTTCAAGGACTAAAAGTTTTTCAGCATCTGATGCTGATGAATCTGTACCATCTATTATTAAAGAACCATCAATGACAGAAACAAACCCAGTAGCATCTTTAGTATTAGTACTTGTCTCTGTAGTAGTAAATGTAAGAGCATCTCCTACATTAAAGTTTATACCAGCATCATCAATAATAACTTCACTGACACTACCTCTTTTAATAGAGGCAACTTTAGCTAAAGCTTCACCATTACCTATTGCTGTTTGTGCATCAAGTTCTACTGTATCTCCTACGTCATAAAGAATACCACCACTTGTTACATTAAGATTTGTAACCATTCCTCTAATAGTAAATGTCATAGTGACATCTTGGACAGTAGAGGTTCCTATAATAGTTTCTCCGTCTACAAAAGTTCCAACTATAGAATCAGGATTTAATTCAAACTGAACTATTGCTTCTCCACCTTCTGCTGTACTCAATGCACTTGAGACAACAGCAGTTGCACCAGAAGTATTACCTGTAATTGTTGTACCAATAAGTTCTGTTGAAATAGCATTTGCGCTAGGAGAAGTTCTCAATATTACTTTGTTGACCCATTTACCATCTGAGGAGCGCATCATAAATCTGTTTGGATAAGTTACTTCAGAGTTTTCACCCAGTAACATTCTCATAAAAATTTTATGACCTTCGGATGTACCTTTAGCTCTGTATAGTTCTCTTATGTTCTTTATTAAATTTCTTTTATCAATACCAGCTGCAAGATTGTTTGGAATTGCGTTCATAAACGATTCACGTAATTGATCTAGAAAATCATATATGGTATTATCTACGTTTGCATATTCTAATAATTGTTGTAGAGTTTGTACTGGGTTTGCTCTGTACCTATCTATAGTACCCGTAGCAGCAGAAGTACCACCTGTAATAGTTTCACCTGTTTGAAATTGTTGCTGAGAAGTAATGAATAGTCTTGGTGTTTTTGCATTACCTAAATCATCAACGAGAACTTTTGCAGTAGCTTTACTTGTTGCACCTGTAATAGTTTCACCAACAACAAACTTACCATCAGTTCCACTACCACTTTCTAAAACAATTTCATTACCGTCTACATCTAATACACTAGAGGGTGTTTCTAATTCTAAAAGTAGATTATCAATATTAACAGTAACTCTTAATTCACCAGCTTCAAGATACTCATAATAGTATTTTAAAAATTTAACAAATAGGGGATGGTCTGCTTGCACAAAGTCAGGAACTTGACCTTCGATTAAAGGACTAAGTTTGTTTGTTAGGTCTGATGAATATCCGTTATCAAAAGGTGCCATAAGTTAATAACTCGAAGGCGCTGTATAACTAGAGGTTGTATTGTAAGATGTACCAGCTGCAGAATCTCCTGTAGCAATAGTATCTTGTTCACCTGATATAGTAGTATTTACAAAGTCTATTTCTAATAATTGATTACGAACTGGAATAACATCACTTGAATCTGGAGTTGCTGTTATTCTAATAATACTAGAAGCAGCACCATCAACATTTGATATTGTAACAATATTAATATTGGCAATAACAATCTTACCAGTGGTATAATCTATTGTTCCAGCTGTTGAGTCTTGATATACACGAACACCAGCAACCAAATAGTAAAGTCTTAAAATTCCACTACCATCATCATCAAAGAACATATCATTAATTGTATCTCCACTAATTTTAAATCCAGTAGAAGATACCACACCACCATCTGTTTTATTGTGGCCATCATGTGGATTAAAAATCTTATTATTAAATTGTATGGTATATGATGTAGCAGTGCCTATTGTTGGTGTTAAATCATGAGCCATTATTACTTTAGTAATATTTCCTGTTATAGAAGTATCAGTATCATCTATAAGACCTGTTACTTTTGAATGTCTGAAACCACCTTCAAACTGACCTAAAGTATCTGTATTAAAATTTACTAAAGTAGAAGAAATTTCAGATTCTATAGAAGTTACATCTTTAGTTGTCTTACTAGAATCAAATTTAAAAACTACCTGTAAAATAAGTTTTGTAGTTTGAACATCAACAATAACTGGAGTTATGGATGCAACCGTGAATGGTGCAAGGTCAGTAACTAATTGTGATTTTTCAGTTGCAGTTAAACTATTACCTGTTGTAGATTTTATTGATATAAAAACTTTTCCATATTCGGGAGTATCTATAACGCCAAGACTTGTATCAAAAGAACCAGCCTCTCCACCAAAGACTTGAACAGATTGTGTGTTGGGGAAAAACTTTCTTGCAAAAACTTTATAATCCTCTGATGTAACACAACGACCTTGAGAAGCAAAATCCAAAGGAGCATTATACTTTATGGATGAAAGACTTTCTGGTTCAGCACCAGCAGTTGACGCAGCTGCCGTTGCAACTGATATATCTGTAACACTTGCGATTGCCGCAGAATTGGTAAAAAGTGAAGCTCCGTTAGCTGCAGATTTATTAGATACGACATATGTAAGTATAACAATATTGTCATCAGAAAGAGCAGTACCAATAATACCATCACCAAAATATATTTCAAATAATCCAGCTTCAACTTCTTGTAGAAAGTAAACATTACTTCCAGCAGCCACTTGAGTTATATCAGTTGCTTCTGTAAATGTATTAGTAGTGGAATCTGTAGATGATGTTTGAACTTTAACTGTCAAGGTACTAGTGTCTGCTCTATTGTCTGTTATAAGAAACCTTTGATCAACATCAGAAGAGTCTACTGTGTAACGTGTAGTTATAAAAGAACCCTCATAAATATCTACACCAACAAAAGGAATAGTATTTCCAGTATTAGATTTTGTTACATCTGATATAGTTGAGAATTGATAAGATACATCATCCACCGTTGTAGTAAAAACAGTTCCAGCTGGCATTGTTACAGAAGTTGTATTAGTATTAAGAGTGACATCTATTGTTGCTTTTGCTGCACGAGCAGAAGTTGGTACATAACCTAATGTCTTTGCGTGAGAAACAATACTTGATCTTAATGATGCACTGTCTAGAAACATTTCGTTTGCTAACATATTTGCATTGAAACCAAGGTAGTGAGTGTTATATGCAAGAACATCTAACAATGCACTCATACCAGAACCTTCAAAATCATAGTCAGTAAATTCGGTTTGTGCGCCTAGGAAAGTTTTGAGATTATCTTTTACATCATCAAAATCAAATTCTGTCACCTCTAATCTTTTATTATTTGTAGCCATTATCGTAATACCTCTAGAAATACCGTTAAGTCAACGAGCTCTGTAGGTGTATTAACAACAAAGAACTCTATTGTCACTTCATATTCATTACGATCTAAGTTAGGGTCAGCACGAACACCAATAAGTCTAACCCTTGGTTCAAAATTTTCTATAACATCTTCTATCTTCTTTGCAAGAATGAAGGCTGTCATATTACTCATATTTTCAAATAACATATCCCTAATACCAGAACCAATCTCTGGATGAAAAGGTTTTTCATAATGATTTAGTAAAACAAGGTTACGAACAGACCGTTTAACAGCTTGTATATCAGTAACTTTTCTAATATCCTTCGAAGATTGTGTCTTTGCAAAAAACAAATCTAAATCTCTATACTGCCGCACATTACGATCTATGTCATTCTGACCTTGTGCATCTCTATGTGCGGTTGGTGTAGCCATTAAGTTGGACTCCTGTTACGTTTATTTATAAGGATAACTATGAAGTTTGTTTCATTATAAACTTATCATTTCTCCATTTTTCTTTAGCGTTTACACGAATGAATGGTTTGTTACTTTCACTCTTAACTGGGTTAGGTATTGTTAACATAACATTTTTACCAGAGTTAAATGCTTTAAGTTGGTTCATAGCACGATCTAATTCACTCGTATTCTTACGACCAGATTTAACACTCCATGCTGAAACATTACGTCTTTCACCATTCGATACTTCACCTGACCTTGATTTTTTCTTTCCCATAATATGGATTCCTTTTTAATATAATATAATTGTATTTATACAGTTTATGCAGACTTATAATTTGGATCATACGTAGAGTTAATAATATAAGTAACATATAATTCTTCATATTTTCTTAAACGTGTATTAACTGTTATTTCATTTTCTGATATAGTAAAGGTATCAGAAAATTTTTCTGCATCCTTAGATATAGGAGCAAGAAGAATATCAAAACCTTTTTGATCTTCTGTAACACCTTGTACTCTCGTTATCTTTGTTGGAAGTCTTTTTAGTTTAACTTTAGTAGTGGTAGAACCTATAGTCATATTTTTTTCTAGAAAAATTTCACCTATTGGTTGAAGTCTAGTAGCAAATCCTAATGAAGAGTAATTCTTTCTTTTAAGTTCTTTACCCTTACCTTCAACAGCATCTTTAGCAGTTGTTACTTCTTTGGTAATAGTCTGTTGTGTAATCTTTGTCTTTTTAGTTGCAATCGTAATTTGTATAGTATCTTTTGTAGGTGCAGTAGTTGATACAGATATAACAGAACTTGATGCTGTAGTCTTTGTAGCAGTAAGAGAGGTATTTTCTACAAACTTAGCTGCAACTTCTACTACAGGATCAATAGAAGGTAATTTTACTGCAACAGCCTTTTGAAATGCAGCAGATACACCATCAGCAGATTTCTCAAAATTAGGAATATTAAAAGACAAACTCTTACCACCAGCAACAGCAGTCTTTGCATCGGAAACAAGAGTATCCAAACTAAATCCAGATGCAGATAATTCTGTACCAAAACTTGAAGTAATACTTGAAAGAAGATTTGCTGCTTGAGTTGGATCAGAGATACCAGATAAACTAGCTAATTGTGATTGTAAATTAATATTTGGTAAAGCGGCACCCTGTGGAACTAAACTTCTTAATTCTCCACTAAGTGCTGATAAGTCTCCTCCAATTGCAGCTGCAGCCTTTGAAGCATCTTCCTGTATATTTGCTTTCATAGTTTCGGCTGTAGATTCAATTTTTTTTAATATATTATTAAATAATTCATTGACCCCTGCTAAACCTGATGTTTTTGTATCCATATCCTATCCTCCTGCAAATACATTTTCACTACCTGATGCAACTGATGTACAATTAGTGACAGGATCACCTATTCTACCACAACCTTTACCATTAATCTTTACTGTAAGAGAACCTGTTGTAATAGGTTTAAGGTGTTTTGGGCATGGTGCGCCAGGTTTCTTATGTATTGTATTGTTATCACCTTCTCTACTTATTCCAATCCCATTAACAAATACATTATCTGAACGTTGATCCCTTCTTGGTACACTACAATGTATTAAATCAACATCAACCGAATCTCCTCTACAAACTGCCGGCATTTGTATTCTCCTGAGTTATTAATTTTTGTAATTTAAAGTTCCACAAAGCAATCTCCCTATGTTCTGCTTCTGTATGTCCATCACCATCAACATGAAAATCTCCTATTGGCAGATGAAAATGATCTGCACCTACAGCATCACCCACTATGTTATCAAAAGGTATTCTTCCTCCATCTTCATCTAATAGAACATCTGTTGTTCCTGTTTCCAATCTTACAAATGGCCCAATATGATTATCTCCCTCTACTAGTTCTAATACTAAATGGTTTTCTAATCCATCTGCAAAATCCTCTGGTACTAATCTATCCACACCATCTGCAATTTCCATTATAAGGTTATCACCAGCATTTGCAGAAGAACCATCTGTCCCGTCTAATACTATAAATGTTTCTAACCCAACATCATCTTCAGCTGACAAATTGTCAATGACAGTAGAACCTGGCTCTAATAATATTTCATTTGCTTGTTCCTCTGTACCAACATCTGGTAAAAAACTAATAACGTGTTTCAATGTAGCCAGAGGTATATCATCATAATCAGTAAAAGTTGTTATTACATTTGAACTATCCATTATCCTAAAAGCATGGGCCATGATTATTCCTAGTTCAAGTTAATAAGTGTTGAATCAATATCTACTTCAGTAGTTGCATTAAGATCATATGTTGTATCAGTATTTACTTGGAAAGTAGAAGTTGATGTTTGTGTCATTGTTGATTCTGTTTTAATTATCATTGCTGTCTGTGACCTCATGTCTAAATCCGCACCAGACTTAAATGACATTATACCAGAAGTCGTTGCTATCGTCATATCATTTTTTGATGTAACATATAAATCATTATTGGTTATAATTTTCATATCATCCTCAGAAAAGATAGTAGATGTCTTACCAATAACAGTTGTCATCTTTCCAACTATGTTTATATCAACATCACCTTCACCCTCTGCAGCTCCTTTTTCAAGGGTTCCAACATTACCTCTTACAAAACCTTTGATTGTATAACCATGATTACCATTTATTTCTTCTTCGATATTACCGCCATCCTTATATCCAACCTTAGTACGTATATTCCCACCTATCTTTTGCGTATAGTCCCCCTCTACCTCTAAATGATAATTACCTTTAAGATATTCTCTTACTGTTCCTTCTATTGTAAGATTAACATTTCCTGATACATAAACATTAGATCCACCAGCAATAATTTCGTAGTTATCTCCGATAACCTTAACAACCTTTGAACCGTCTGGATGTATCTCTTCAAATGTTCCCGACTTATGTAGAGTAAATAATCTTTCTGCGCCAGGGCTATCATCTATCTCATGGATGTGTCCTGATTCACTTTCATGCACATGGTTATATGGATATTGAGCGGATATATAAGGGTCTGCATCTTTAGCAATTCCTTTAGGTTGAGGTTCTTCAAAAAATCCTCTTTCCTCTTCTTCTGCAACATCTGATACGGCGGATAGGTTTGGTTTTGTTGCAGTAGGAACGCCTGAGTGTTCTTCTGGGTACTCATGTTCATCGCCATCTTCGTGAGTACTAAAATCAGGATTGCCTCGTAGTCTCATTTCTCTACGATTAATTAAAGAAGCATGATTTTCTGAATTTTCACCTTGTGCAAGTCTATTGGTATCTGGTTCACCTAACCTATGGCCAGATGACATAGTGTATGTAACACCATCTACAGGATAAGGCCCAAACTTAGGATCACCTTTATATTGATCCTGTATAGCATTTATTCCTCTAGGATCATTAAACCCTTCTCTTGGATCAGCAGCGGACTCTGGATTTCCTGGCAAAGAACCTATGATGATGGGTTGTTGTTTATCATGAGCATCACGAAAGAAACCTATGACATAAGAACCCTCAACAAGAAAGGATGGACTATTGCCCATACCATGCATAGAAGGATCTGTCACTGGATGCATAACATGAGCCCACGGCAAATCAGTCGTAGGTAAAGCAGAGATATCCTCTGTATGAAAACCAACGCAACGGACTCGTACTCTTCCTAATGCATCGGGATCATTACGATCTTCAACTACGCCTACAAACCACACAAACCCGTCAAGGCCCATAAAATTACTTTGTTCTGCCATACCAATCCTCACATATACTTATATGAGTATTTATAAGGATTAGTGTAGGTCTGGGTCACGCCCCATTAGTTTAGATTCATGCTTATACGATTCAATCTCGTATGGCGTGTTTGGATTATCGATACGCAGATGTTCTAAGACTTCATACGCATCTTTTTCATCCAAATTATCAGCTAGTATTGATTTATTAATAACTCTATATTTTGTCATGGTTAATATTTAGACAAAGTAGATTTAGAATAACTCTTTTTCAGTAGCATATTCAAGTCCAAGGGGAGTTTTAATCTCAAAAAAGATAGAATCTTTATGCTTTTCACGTACAGGAACGTACATCGACTTCTTTTTAGACCAGTAGGTAACTTCACCACCCTCTAACTTAACGTCATCATAAGAGTCAGATTCGACTGCTGATAACTCACCTGTAAACTTATCACCCAAATCATTGAGGAATGATACAATATTGCCAATTTCTAGTTTCATAATAATAGTTTCCTTTGTTTCATTATATTAATACTATAACACACTAATTAAGTATTGTCAACAAAAAAATGCATTTATTTTAAAGTTTTTTTAATGTAATGTTATTGAAGTGTCAAGCTCTTGCTCCATACGAGCTCTTAACTGTGGTATAGTGTTGACTGCGGCTTGGGTAATTTTCTTAACGTCTTTGTCATCCTTTAGAACAACAGTATAAAGAGAAAGAGCAATCTTTATTAGTACAGCAGAAGTTATCACAACGTCATCATAAGAATCAATATAACCTTCAACATCTTTCCATAACTTCTGTTCAATTCGAACTGATTTTTTTAAATCTTCCTTATCATCCGTCATTAGAATTTTCTTTCTTATCTACGGTTACTTGTACTTTACGATTTTCCCACTCTGCATGGTCAGCTGCGGCCTGTAACTTTTCTCCACGCCTTTTTGCGGATTTTAATTCCTCTACAAACTTACCAGCTCTCTTGTCTCCCTCTGGAGTTGTGATATCAATATCTTTTGGCATTGTAATCGTACCGTGATCCTTCTTGTGAAATCCATCAGAAGAAATATTACTACCCTTACCCTGTTGCCATGCATTATCAACACGAACAATGGTAGTCCCATCCTCTGCTGTATCTATTCTTGTTCCATCACCAAATCTATCTGCCATCGCATCAGTTGCAATAATACCTGATTTTGCTTCAAATGTTTTCTGTGCGGTCAACGCTAAAGTTGCTGCTTGGTCAACTATATCCTTTTCACTCATATTAGGATTTTTTGCTCGTATCAAGGCAACATACTTGTTTAACTTTTCTGATATTGATTCCAATCTTGCATCGTTCATAATTTAACTCCTATTACCATGATTCTTAAATTTTTCTTCGTTAACACTCTCACTTACAGGAATGGTTGGTTGCTTCTCTAAACCCAGCATCTGTTTCCAGTTATAGTGAACCTCTATCTTACCAGTGGTTACACCCTCGTAGTATTCATCAAAGGTTAATGAAGTATTATACCTTTTGTTATAATACCCAACATGCTCTTCCATAACCAGTTGTTGCCATGACTTACTTTCACCAGAATCACTTGACTCACCATCCTCTACAACAATAGTTTCTTCACCATTCTCAAAGAGAGAAAGAACCTCTTCCTCCGTAAGTCCCATCTTTGCAAGCTTTGCAATCGCAGACTTTTTTACGTCACTCATTCTATTCACTCTCCTCATTTGAAGATTCAACTTCACTCTCTTGTGTAATCTCTTCTATTTCCTTTGAGCCATACTTAAACTCTGTTTCACATGCTAGGTCTAACTTATGCATAATGTCTTCCGTGAAATATTTAGTCGGATTTGAAAGTATCTCTTTACCGAAATGCTTACTTCCGTCAGCCATCTCATAACGAGTAGATACCTTTCTAAAGATGTTATACTTCTCCGCTAGTTCCAATAGGCCATAATACCGATCTAATCCCTTATCATAGGTTAACCTTACATCAACAATCTTATTCTCTTTGGTTAAACGACTCTTATGATTCTTACAATGAATAATATTACCGATAACCTCAGTACCATCCTTCTCTTTCTTCTTACTGAGATAGACAATCGAACTCGCTGCGTATTTTAGGCCACTTCCTCCCCCCATTTCTTTCGTGGAGAATAACCCCATACTCTCGTAAGTATGGTTCGTAACCACCATCGGAACATTCGCTCGCCCCAGCTTTAACGTCAGAACTCGAAACGCCGCTTTTAGCACTTGAGCTCTCGTCATATCTCTCGTCTCCTTACCATCAGAAGTATCCTCGACTTCCTTGGTAGTAGAGAGCATACCCAGAGAATCCAGACATAAAAACAGAGGTTTTCGCGCCGATTCGTCTTGTGCAAGGTATTGATCCAACACTTTAAGAGCCTGCGTTCTAAACTCCTGTACAGTGGTCACAGGGAAGATTACCATGCGCTTCGTATCAATACCCCTGTCAATAACCATCTGCTTTGTTATCGCAGATTCACTCTCAAAGTATATGACACCACTATTCGGATCTGCATCAAGAAAGTTCTTGACTATTCCCATAAGAAAGTATGTCTTACCCGTTGCACTCTCACCTGCGAGGGCTGTAATCTTATTTGCAGGTAATCCCCCATTCACTGAACCACTTAACAGTCCATTCAATATATAAGAGCCAGTGTCAATAAAAGTATTAACATCTCCTGCCTCCACACCATCATCCACAATAGATGCGTATTCATTACCAACTTCCTTGATAATGTCTCGTAAAAAATCACTCATGTATTCTATCTCCATTTTGTATCAGTATAACAGA